TGCGAGTTGCTCTAAAAGTTCATTTTTTTCTTTTTCAAAATCATTTTTTAGAGTTTGGAGTTTTGCCTCCAAAAGAACGTTTTGGTTTAATGCTGCTGCTAGTTTTGTATGATATAAGTTCACTAACACATTAATGTCTACTTCACTGTTTTGCTGCATATTAGAAGGTACCTCCGTCCAGAGTCGATGTCCAATGTGGTTTGTTTATATAGACATTGGTGGCAGCACCAGGTACAGATGAAAGGTTTGCAATTGCACCACTCTGACCTTCTCTTCTTAAATTATTAGTTGTGTTAAATGTTCCTTCTACACCAATCAAATTAACAGAATTTGCACCTGATACTGCTGTTTCAACAACACCGAAGGCACCAGTGCTATCTTGTTTTACAATGTCACCTACTGCTACCGTGATACCTGCACTTAAAGAACTTAAAGTAACTTTTGTGATTGCAGTTAATACTTGTTTTGAAGTAATAACAGGAGTTTGTGGAGCATTAGTAGATCTCTGTAAACCAGTATCGTCAAACCAAACAACACCACCTGAAGCAAAGTTTCCTGACTGATAGTAGATACCTTTGATATCTAAGAAACCTTTTGTACCAGAAACAACACTTGCTGAGATAGTTGCATCAGGAACATAAGTCCATCTACGACTGTTATCACCGTGTGTACCGTGATTTCCTGTTCCTGCTGTGCTAGATGCAATTGAACTATCATCTAATCCAAAGAAACCATCAGTTGAGTTTGCAGTTCCAATACCAGTATTATAAGTAAATCCAAGTCCACGGTCAGTATTAGTGTCTGTTGCGTGTACAACTGAGAATGTAGTTTGAGTGCTTATTCCAGCAACAGTTGTGCCTTGGAAGGTAAGCATATTATTACCAGTATTAATCGCTGTAACAGTTGTAATACCGCTTGCAGAAAAACTTGAGTGTAATAAAGTGTCATTAACTGCAATACCTGTTACTTGGTCAATAATAACTGTAGAAACACCAGATTGAACTGCTACCATCACAGTTCTTGAACTGGTGGTATCACCAACCATCATAATTGGGTCATTAACAGTTGTCTGAGTTGAGTTAACTGTGGTTGTTGTACCATCAACTTGTAAGTTACCTTTGATGATAACGTCACCTTCATTACTTAAACCATCTGGATATGGGTCAATGAATATCTTATTTCCTTGACCAGCAAGAGATGCGATTATATTATCTTCTATTCGGATGTTACCAAGAGAACTATTTCCACCAACAATTAATTGATCATCAACAGTTACTTTACTGGAAGTAAATCTTACGTTCGCTCCAGCAAATCTTAATTCATCTGTACCGTTCTCATCATATTCTATGGTTGCATCAGGTGCTGCTGTTCCGTTTACACCACCACCAAATCCCAAGAAAGTATCATCAGGTATCATTACCTGACCAGAACCGTTAGGATTAAAAATTATATCACCGTCAGTGTTTGATGAAGATAATGTATTTGCATCTAAAGTTAAGTTATCTACATTCCAAAGATCTATTTTTCTATTACTATCAAGAACAGCAACAATTCCACCATCACTATTTCTTGAGTTGGTTACACCTGCTAACGCACCAGGTGTATGCTCCATCATTGAAGTATAGTAATGTCCAGCAATTGGATGACAATTTGTACCGTCATCACCTAAAAACACTCTGTCTTTATATTGATTTGTACCACCATATTGACCTATACCAGTCACATATGCCATTTCACCCCAATTCAAACTAGCAGGTTTGGCTGTACCCGATGATCGTTTGATTCTAATTATACTAGCCATTTCAGAAATTTCCTCCGTTGATGTCTAAATTCTGTGTCGCACCTGGCGTTAGTTCTAACGTGCAATCAAATTTGTTCGTAACACCATTAAAAACAAGAACCATACCATTTTGTAAGGTTCCTGGAACATTCACATCACTTAATTCTGTTAATGATAGAGTTTGAGCACCTGCCAGAGATGAAATCACCTTCGTAGCATTTTGTTGTCCTACTCTGACTTTGATATCTGCCATCTATTTAAAAGCAATTCAGATCTAGAAAGTATTTATATTTACTATGTTGTTATCTTTGAAGCAAGTTCTTTTAACATAGTTTTTAGTGTCTCAATCTCACTTTTCATCTCATCTAATTCTGCTTGTTTGTCAAAATTTCTTCTTTTATCAGACATATAAGTTGAATATCCAGCAGTATCCATATTGATTATGGCACCTGTTTTTTCATCACGAAAAAGATTTTTATGACCTTCAACTGGTATCATGCTAATGCAATCGCTCTAAAGTCTTTCAATCTTACAGGATATGATTCGTTAGTAGATATCATAACGATCTTAATTGTAAATCCACTAAATTGCTCTAAATTATCGACTGAGAATTGATATTCAGAGAATTTATCAAATTCGTTAGGAGAGACAAAAGCATCTGCTCTACCATCATTCTTACTTAAATCAATTATATCATCACCAAATCCATCACCATCAACATCAACTAAATTTTTATAACCAGGAAATGCTCTGTATGTTTGAGATACTTCACTTGAATCTGCACTGAATAACCTATAATAAACTCTGAAGTCTGCTTCAGGTTGTACACTTGCACCTAATAAAACTTTCAAAGAAGTTGCAGGTTGCTTCAAGTTAATTCTATTTGAAACAAATATGGAACCATGTGGATCATCTTCAATTTGATTTGTTCTATTATCTGTGTCATAATTATCAAACCCTATAGGATTGTTAATTTTATTTCTTCCTAAAATAAATGTTGCATTTTTAACATCTAAAACAGGAGATAAATTAGGATCAGGTGAATTCATAGTAACATCCATAGTCAAAGACTTTTGTTTTGGAAGATTACTGAGTTTGTTTACCTCATTAATTCTAGATGCAACTAATCTTGGGGTTGGGAAGAACACTGCATTATTTAATGCAATAGGTTCATATCCCTGATCTATGAATGAAACTTCTGTTCCATTTGCACTTGTTCCACTTACAGTTCTTAATGAGGTATTAACACGAGTAACACTACCAGGTGTTATTACATTAAACTCTGGTGTAATTGAACTGAATTGATGATTTTGTGATATCTTCACATCTAATCCACCAATACCCTTCTCATTTGTAAAACATAATTGTTGATTATCTGTTCTTGTAGAAATACCTAACACATTTACATCTAAGAAATAATTATCAATGTTTGAAGAATTAACTAATGTTGTATTTGTTGGAATAGTATGTGTTGTGTTGATACCTACTAAAGGCATACCTGATACTTCATAAGTTTGAATGAGAGATCCTTCTGGATGAGTTGTTGCGTTTGAATTAAACTTACCTCTTGTGAGTGTTAATTGACCAATTCCAACAGTGTATGAAACAATTTCTTCACCAATCAATGCTTCACCAGTGCTAACAGATATACCACCAAATGTAGCAAACGGTGTTGTATTTGCAACTGATACCACTGTTCCTTCAGATGTTAATTCAGATGTTGTGGATACGAGAGTTGTATCAGGTTTAACGTTTTTGATTTCAACTTTATTAGTAGCACCATGATGTGCATGGTTATATTGTGTTACTTCAAATACACTACCAGTAAATAAATCGCTAGTAGGGAATGATGATGTGTTCTGAGGTGAACTTACAGTCACAGATGATAAAGTTCTAGTATTATTATTTGAACCATAATGAACAAGTTTGTGATTTGTTGTAAACTGCTTACCTTGTACATCAGTTAAGAATAAAGTATCAGCATTGGTTGCAATTGCAGTAATCACCACTTTAAATCCAGCACCTCTTGTAACCTTAACATCTGAATTGTCAACAGTTAAAACTTCACCCACTTGATATCCTGATCCAAGAGTTACAGAACATTGAGCACCTGTTCCACTACCTGTTAAAGATACGAGAGGAATATTATTCGTATTAGTAAATGAATATCCAGCACCATTAGATGCTATATCAAATGAAGTGTCACTACTAATTGCAGCACCTCTACCTTCAATAATTCCTGTTACACATAAATCTTCATTTGCTGCTGCAGAATTAGATCCATTATCGGTACTTACCTTTCTTCCAAGAGGGAAATCAGTAAGTGAGGCACCAGAACATTTTACAGTTAATTTTCTTGGTAATACTCTTATTGGGTTATCTGGTAATACTTGCGTATTAAGATTTCCTGCTTCAATTGGAGTATTATAGAATGTAGCAGTTCCTGAGTCTACAAATGATGCTTTACGCAATTTGAATGTCAAATCCTGATACTGACTTGCGGTCCAGATTGTACCATTTTGTGATTTAAATAAACTACCACCAATATATTGTTTAGATACAACTACGTTTTCTACATCTGGTAAATTTGTTGTTCCAACTGTTTTTTGACCCATTGTGGCAACCCACATTTCATACTTATCAGAAGACGGTGCTAAGAATACTAAAGCATATTCTTTTTCTGGTTCAAGATAAATTGGTGATGGGAAACTTAAAGTAGTTGCTACAGATGCATCATCAGAGACATTTATATTATTTGGATTAACCGCAATTTGTGCATAATCCTGAACAAGATATTTTGTTGGAGTTCCTAATTCAACATATCTTAGTTCAACAAATAATTTTGCCCTCTCATCTTTTGATTTAAAGAATACATCGAATGATGTTAAGAAAGCACCTGTTTCATCAACAGTAAATGATTGTGCTAACGGATCCCTATGTGGAGCTTTGTATTTCCTCCTCTCTTCTTTGTAAATCAAATTAGTTCTTTGAGTTATCTCACTTGGACGTGTTCCTGATGGTTTGGGTGGATTTCTTACCTGTACATTGCTGGTTATTTGAGTTTGTATGGTACCTGTTCCAGTAAATGTACCAGATGCATCACTAGAGTGATCTGTGTTGCCAGGAACGGGTATAGTGCCCTCTGGTGCTGATGTAACTCTAAATGTTTTAGTTCCTGTGGAAAATAAATTTGGTGGTGTAGGAGTTTTATTTGCATCTCTAAAGAAAAATGCTCCTAACAAATCTCCCCAATTATCGCTGAATAAATCAATTTTACTTACAGTTGCAACTGCACCACTACTCTTACCTACAATTTTTGCATTCTTAGTGATGTAACCAAAATATTTTTCTTGATTTGCTAATGCTATAGTATCAATATTAAGTAGTTTTGAAGTTGCTGAATAAGTGTCTGATGGTGCTGGTCTTGATGTATCAAAAGGATCGACTGTATATTTTTCTACTAAAACTGAAGGAGATCCTAATCCAGCACCAACATCAGGTCTCGATGTATCACCAAATTTGTGATTAGGTTGTTTTATTCTTGCAAATCCTATCTGTGTGCCATCTATTTCAATGTTTATATCTTCAAAAACACTGAATGTTCCCGAAACCATATTAATTTCAACTAACTTAGGGAATATATCAGGAACACCATTATCAAGATAATGATAATGTTTTGTATTTGGTCTCAAACCGTTAGCATTGAAGAAAACATTTCTTGAACGCATGTAAGGATCTGCTTTACTTGTTAACTTAATACTTTCAACATAATCAAATTCATGACTAGGACCTTGTAAAACATTTTGGAATGTTCTTCTAATTTGTTGAGTTTGAGCAGTTAATCTTTTAACTATTCTTATTCTTCTCCTATAAGTATTATAATCTGGATCTCGAATATCTCTTACTTGTCCATTTGTTGCTTCAAGAGGTGTTTCAGCTATAGTTCCAATTACCTCTTCATTAGCAACCTCTGCCCATTCAGCACCTGTTGACTCTGTTCTTTCATTATTTACATAAAGTGTTCTTGTCCAGTTATCAGATGGTGGATCTAATATTATACCACCCATAAAGACAATCACATTGAATGGGTTTACATTCTCTGCCTCAGTAGCTTGTGGTTGTGTTAACCAATCGACCTCTGTGTAATTTAATGTTATTAAATCACCTGTTTTTTTACAATTTGGATCTAAAAGTTGTAAATTAGAATTAAGGTCAGCAGCATCTATATCAATAGATGGATTTACTGCTAATTCTGGATTTATTGACCAAAAATCTGTGGCACTTATTAATTCACTATTAATTACATCTACATCACATCTTGATCCTATTTCTGGTGTAAAATCAATAAAGTTTCTACTTGAAAAATCATTAACAACAAGACCAGTTTTAAATCTATCAAGACCATCGGCATCTCTTACTTGAAGTGATTGTGCACTTACTTCTAACGCACTCAAAGTTGTTGTTAATTCTAAATTTTCAATTCTCTTCTCCAAAGCACCAATATCTCTCATTGTAAATCTCTTATTTTCAAACATTTTGATATTTGGAGATCTAACTGTGTCAAAAAGATAAGGTGGTAATGAGATTTCAGCAATCTCCATCGAATTTCCTTGTTCAGTTGGAGGTGCTGGTTCCTCCGCAGGTTCACCTTTTACTAATTTTACTTCTTCATATTGATTAATAACTAATTTATCAATTCTAGGTAAATAATAACTATATCCTAAAATTGAACTTTCATTTGGTGTAACAACATAAGGATTCGTTGACTCAAATTCTCTTGCCCCAAATGAGAAAGGAGAGACATTTTCGTTACTTATAGTGAAAGGTTTTACTCTTGGTCTTAAATCAATTATATCTGTTGCCCTATTAGCATCAATGGTAGGAATATCTCTTGAATATCTCTCTTTCGTATATGAATTGACAGAATAAAAATCACCACTATTTCCACTTGCAACTTGATATTGATCAAAAATAACTAATAATTTTTTAGATGGAACACCAACCTTTGCTTTCCTAACAATTTTTGAAAAATCACAATATTGTGCTTTATGACCTTTATCTAAAACATAGTTGTTTGTACGATCTACAAAATTACCTGCCTCTGTTCCTTGCAGTATATATTCTCCACCCGATTCCTTAAAATGGATTGCTTCACCAATCGTAAATTTATTTCCATTAAGGTAAACAAATCTAATTTCTGTTGCATTTGGTGCCGAAACAATTTGACCTATTGCTCTACTATCTTTACCGACTATTTTCTCACCAATTATAGCATTTGTATTCAATGACAATCCAGAGACAAAGGTAAGTGCGTCTAATGTTGGGATCGCAGTTGTTTTTGATTCATAAATCGCAACTACTTTTGATACGTCTGGTACATTAAGTGAAATCTCTCTATCTTCAACTCTTAATCCATAAGCATTACTTGGTGTTAATAAACTTGTTAATGTTGATATACCAACAGTTCTTGTCACTTCAAGTTGTTGACTTCTAGTGTAATCTTTTGATTTACTAGAGGCACCTACTTTTTTCATAGAGACATTCACTGTCACTTGAGTTGCTGAAGACTGAGATAATCCTTTAAACGTAACATCATTGTTCGCATTATCAATAGATACTTGATCTGCTGTTAGTGTTTCGATTAAACCATTTTGATAATGAATTGAATATTTTTCCGCATCAAATGGTTCAAAGAAAGCACTTGAAATTCCAGAACTGGCATCCAATCCCGCTTGAGAGTTTATTGTTAAAGATCCACCTGAAACTGTTTGATTGTTGATTTGCCTACTAATAATTAAATTGGAGTTTGAAGTATCAACGTTTGAGATGACTTTCCTTGGTAATTTTGAAAATATACCAGAATTTTCAATATCAAGTATTTTTGGAACTTTAATTCTAAATGGAGATGAAGTTGCGGTTACTGTTCCTGTGCTTACACCAACAACATTCGTTGTCGCTGCTAAAGTTAATATTTTACCATCATTAGAAATCGCATTAACTTTATTAAATACAGGATCTTGAAAATTACCTTTATTATATGAAATAATTGCCTCTGTATTAATACCTACACCAGCAAAACTTCTATTCGCAACACTTGCTGCAGTTCCAACAATGTTTAACTCATCTGTGATTGAAAAATTTGGTAAAACTCTATCATAGAGAACAGTATCTGAATTAAAAGTTGAAATACCTGTTGTTCCAAAGGTGTCTTGATATATTGATTTTATATCATCAATTGTATATGAAATAACTTTTTTTATCGATAAATTTCCGAGTAAGGTTGAAGTTCTTTCATTAATAATAATTTGCTCACCTGCTATAAATGTTCCCGTTGTTTGAGATAATGCTATTTCATCATTACCTGTTGCACCAGCATTTTTTGCAGCATAACCTATTGCCCCACTTGCCAAACCTCTCACTTTCATACCTTTTAACACATTAGACTCAATGAAAGCACTACATTTTAAAATTGTAAATGTCTGAATATCATATAAATGTAAATCCCAAGGTGTTGATGCACCCACATAAGAAGCATCAGAAAGACCAAAAGAATATACTCTTGCCTCTCCAATTTGTATACCTTCTGCCAATGTTTTATTGGTGCCAACTCTTTGATTTCTTAATTGAACTACATTAGTATTATTTCCACCAAGACTTATTGTAGGTGCTCCAAGAACATTATTTACTTTAATCAGACTACCCATTTTAAATGGAATCGATGCATTTTTTATTGTTTTTGTAGTTCTTGGTTTCTCTACGTCAATGACTGTGGTGCCTGGTAAAGATACATCATAACCTCTAACATAAGCTTTACCTGGTGATAATTTTACACACATCAAATCATCACTTGGTACATTCCCTTCATCTGTTACTTGATTTTCATTGTATAGACCACCTGATCCAACTTCATCATTAAATGAATCTTGAGTTGTTACACGAAATGGTTCAACTGCATAGTTTCCAGACTCATCAAATGTTCTTTTTGCAAAATATTTTTTTAATTCTGAATATGTAGAAGAATCTTGTAATTTTTTAGTTTGACCCTCATTTATTCTGAATAATTCTATGAAATTAGTATCTTGATAATCTTGTAAATCTTTTTTGGCAAGTTTTACTGTAATCTTAAATCTATCTGCGCCTGGTGCTGCAAAGTTTGTAAAACCTTTGGCATTGTCATATAATGAAGAGTCATCATTGGCATTTATAATTTCCTCTAATATTTCAAAACCAACTCTATATGATGGTGTATTTGAATATGGTTCTAAAATAATTTGTGAAGTGGGCACATCTACAAACGTACCACGTAAAAAATATACTCCCTTATTAACACCAAAAGCAGAACCTGTAGCAGTTGAGTTACCAGATACTAATGTTAAAACAGTTTCTTCAACATTTAAAGTTGTATTTCCATAAGTTACGTTTTCTTCAAGTATTAATACTTCACCATCTGGAAAGGCAATGCTTTCTCCACTAGTTCCTGATTGATTATACTTAATAAAGATTGTAATATCATCAACTCCCTCTTCTGGAGGTAAGATAAAGTTCTTTATTGTTGCAACAATACCTGAACTTTGTCCCCTAACTCTTGTGCCTTTCCCACCATTATTAGCAATAATATTACTCAAATAAATTGAAACATCAACACCCAAGTGTGTCCCATTTATTTTTGCAGAAAAATAAGTAGGATCATACTCGATACCACCAGGTATGACCATTGATCCTTCTTTAAATATATGTTTTCCAAATGACTCAACTTGATTTTGTAATAAAGATTGTAAACCAGTAAGTTCTCTTGCCTGTACAGGGTAACCAGGTTTAAATAGAACCTTGTAAAAGTTTTTGTCCTTATTAAAATCATCATAATAAGGTGATATATTTAAGTTAGTCTTCTGTGGCATCGGTTAAAATTCCAGTATGATTTTTATGTCTTCTTTTTGACGAGGATTACGATTAATTATAGGTCTATTATCTAGATAGATTATTTCACCAGACCCTTTATTTATCTCACTATCAGATAACCCTTGTGCAAAAGTTGTACCTAAATTAATAACTTTGGTTCCATTTGGGTTTATTGTAGCATCTGAAAAAGTAATATCCACTGCTCCAGAGAAAGATGATGCTGTTCCTACTACATTATTTGATGTGATTGCATTTTCAAATCCATATACTCTACCAGATGTTGATATTCCTGAATAATCAGTATGATCATATAATGATCTATTAAAATTCAAAGATCTATCTCTAAAATATTTCATAACTTTAGTTTCAACATCATATGATGCAACAAAACCAGTTGCAACTTTACCAGCAAGAGGAGTAACTGTTAAAGTTTGTTTTATCTCTTCACCAATTTTAGGAGAAGATCCAGTCACTGTACTAAATTTTATTGCTTGTAAAGATGAGTAAGTATTATCAGTATAAGTTATTGCTGTACCAGCTTTACTTGGATTTTTTACAATTCCCACTTGTCCGAATTTAGTATCAATTGGAAAATCTTTTGTAGAGTCATCAAATCTAGCATAAACAATTACTCTATCAGTTCCTAATTCAGTATATACATCATTTCCATGACCTAATTTTGGTGGAATGATTGGAATTAATTTTGCTCTTTGATTAGTAGCAACATTACTATTGAGAGTCCCTAAATCAACAAGTGCATAACTGTAACCCTTTCCACCAGCACTTACAGTAACATCCGTGATTGTTCCTGCTGTATCAACATCAACTCTTGCCTTTGCCCCTGAACCGTCACCAATAATATCAACTTCTTGACCAGACCCAGTTGCATAATTACTGCCACCATTCTCAATGTAAACATGTTTAATTTGATTTTCATTTACTGATGAATCTCCATTTTCACGCACTGCTCTTATTTGAGCATCGGTGGAAGAAGACCAATTGTTCGGGACAGTGATGAACTCAGTTGAGTCAAATTTAATAATATCACTAGGTGAAACAGTGAAAAGATACTTCCAAACATATCCATCACCACTATTTCCTGCTTTTGATGGTTCCAAGTCTGTAAAGGTTGGTTCGTCCTGTGATACGTTTCCAAGAGGGTTAGCTCCACTTGATCCATTATCAATACAAACGTAAACTTTGAAGTCGGAATTAAGTACGTAGTAGTTCGCATCATACAATCTGTTTGCTTTAGTTAAAGGACTTTGATTAGTAGCACTATAATCATCCCTGTATATTTCATATCGATTTCCAGATATCCAATCTACTCTTCTTATAATTCTTCTTATATTTGCTGATGATACCTTTTTACCAAACATCATAGTATCACCAGAGTGTGCTCTGTATGAAAAACTATCTGTAGGTGCAGGAGTATTTGAGTTCCAATTCGCTGATCTTCCGTAACCCACCACAGTATCTGCTCCTGTTGGATTTGTTAATCCAACAAAAACATAGTATGAATTATTTGTATTTTCTACTGATTCAACAAAATTATTTGCGTTCAGAATTCTAAATTGGTCAGTAACAATTGCCGACATCTTAAAATTTTACTTTTCTTTTTATTTATAGTGGTTATTTAATCAAAGTCCAAATACTCTGATCGCACCAGAGGATCTAAGACCTCTATGTGATGTTGCATTGTAATTTTTTCTTTGAATGGTAGGGAATGTTGTTAATCCAGTATTTACAGTTAATCCAGTAACACCTATTGAAATAGGATTATTAGAACGAACTTGACTGCTAGTATTGGTTCTAAACAATCTTCCCCAACTTAATCGACCCAATGATGTTGTGACACCTGCTGCACCAACACCACCTGCAAATCCCGCTGGACCAGGATAATGGAAACCAGTGGTCAAAATACCAGCGATGTTAGATCCATTTTCAACATTACAAATAATTTCACCATCTTTATCAATGTTTGTAATTGATGCAACCTGATAAATGTTATCTAAGAAAGTTGTTCCTATACCAACTATAGATGAGTTATGACCACCAACTGATGTTACTCCATGACCAACTGATGTATCCCGTATAAAGACTGGATATCCAGCAAGAAGACTTGATGCATTCTTTGTTGCTCTAAAGAAGAATTTAAGTGCACTTTGACCACTTACTGTAGTGGTTGTGATACCAGTGATAATTCCTGTGAATCCTTCTACTTTGTTTATTGATGTGATCTTCTCGGTTTGGAATTCAGGTAACTCTATGATAACTTCAGGAGGATTAGAATGTGTATAACCAAATCCAACAGCAGTGAGTGATGTATCAGTGACTAATCCATTTGTTATGGTGGTTGTCGCAAACGCTGTAGAACCTATACCAGTTGTAGTTCCTGAACCAATTGGTGGACGAATTGAAATGCTTGGTGCTGATAGATATCCAGAACCAGCATTTGTTATATCAATTGATATGGTTCCAGCAGCAGAAACTATCGCAGTTGCTGAAGCACCAACATTAATCTTTCCTGATGTAATTAGGGCATCAACTTCAAATTGCGATAAACCATAAACATCATCTTCGTAAATAAATGACTCAACCTCATCAACAAATATACTATTTGCACTATTTGTTCCAGAAACTATTGATAGATCTCCAATAATTTTTGCAGTTGGATAAATTTGTGGTTCAATAGAGGGTCTTGATTTGTCAATAACTTGACCATTTATAACTAAATCAACTTTTTGTTTAGTCCATCTAACTGGTTTTTCATTTACTTCATCAACACCTAATCCAGTGTAGATATTTGTTTCAACTAAATCTGCACCTAATATCTCTTTAACAACTCTTTCACCTGTTTGAGATGTAGTTACTCCTATTGGACTCTTTGTAATTTTTAGTTCATCACCAATCTTTACTGTTTCTTGAATGTCAACAATTTCAACATCTACTCCATCTTGACCTTTATAAAAGAATATATCAACTTTATCATGATCATTCGCACCTGGTGAACTTTCGCCAGTAGGTGCTTCTTCAAATGTAAATGTTGTTCCACCTTCAAATGAATATGATTGACCTGGTTTTTGGAGAACTCCATTTACGAATATGAGTAAAACAGCATCTAGATCAATCAATGCAGACTGTGTATTTGTATTATCTTTTTCAAAACTTAATAATTGCCCATTAAAGAATAATGGGAATCTAACTCTAGAACCATTTTGTAAATTTTTAATATCATCAATAAAGTCTATTTCACCAAACTGCCAAGCAGAGAATTTATCGTTAAATATTCCTAAAACTTCAAGTTCAAACTCATTGATTGGTTTTGTTAAGTGTCCAGCAGTAACTAATCCAACAGGTTTAAATTTATCACCAATTTTAAATGAATGACCTGGTCTCGCTATTTGGAACTTAGATATTTCAAACGTAGTTGAACCAATACCAACTGTTGTTCTTGATGCACCTACTTGAACATCAATCAGTAAGTTAGATCCAGTATCTGTTGTTGCTCCGACACCTAACCTTGAGACACCAACAACAGGTAGATTATCATAGTTAGGTTCTGGAATTATTATTTCTGGATTTACATAACTTGTTCCAGCAGAAACAATATTAAATGCTAATGTTCCCCCTACACCAACAGTAGCAGTTACATTCGCACCAGTTCCACCTCCACCACCTTGACCAACAAAGAATGTTATTGTATTAATTGTAGTCGCTCCTATACCTGTCTGTATACCTGCAAAAGGATCTTTACCACCCACACCATCAGATGCAATTCCTTTAGTTTTAGATACTTCACGAGGATAAGGATGATTAGAGAAGAAATCATCTTTAGAACACTTGAATACTAATCCACCAGTGTCTATGCCAACAGTGTCACTAGTTGTAAATGTATGATTTGGTATGGTAAGTATTAAATTACCAGTATGTGAAATATACTGTGCGTCAGTTGCAGTGAACCCTTGACTTGCTGCTCCTGAGAATGCAGTTTTCTTAATTGATCCAATTCCAGAACTTACAAATCTATGTTCATATGCTTGATCTGTTACACCAATCGCAACTGATCCACCACGATATCCTGAACCAAAATTAAGATCTTCAAAAAATTCATATGCTTCACCACCACCAACATAAGTGTGTACAATTGTGCTAGGACCTGCTTGAACTTTGAATGTTCTGTCAGATACAATTCCAACTAAGAATAATGGTCTTTCATGATCTTGGAATATCGTTGTTGTTACACCACTATATCCTACACAACTAAATTCAAGATTTTTTAATTTCACAGTATTAGGTCTTTCTTGTCCAAATCCGTGAACAGTATTTGTAGTGACAGTAATAATACCAGTAATATTATCGTATGCAGCAGTTTGAATACCTAAGTTAAATCCTGATGATGTACCAATACCAACAATACTTGTTAATCCACCAGCATTATTTTTAAATGCTTTTACTTTTGCACCGTGTAATGGTGCATATCCAAGTCCAGCAGTTGATCCTAGAGAAACTATTATTCCACCTCTTGGAACTTGGTTTTGATTTATATCAGATTCTGAAACAATAAAGTCACCATTAGTTGATGTTATGCCAGTAAATTCAACTGTTGATATACCTGCTGTTGTATCTGCTTTAAATTCATAATTATTACCTGCGTTGTTTAAAGTTTTTGGTGTTTGGAATATACCATTTATGAATAGAACTCCATTACCAACCCCTATACCTGATGATGTATTTGCTCCACCAACTTTAAGACTGTATGTTTTTCCTATTCCTGTAAAGTCATCTGATATATCATCGAATAACATATTAGTAGTATAATTACTTCTTAAGAAAGTTCTTCCACTAAAATCAGCTTTAACAAAAGGTAAGTTTGTATCATCTCTTCTTGATCTGGTATTTCCTTTTGGAGGATCTGTAAAGTGTAATGTACTATCAACAATATTGATTGCTCCTCTATGCAATCTAGCTTCTACTCCACCAGTATGTGTTGTTGCTGCAATACCTAATTGACCTCTTCTTACTTTAACTGAAGGTAATGTTGCAATACCTGCTGCAACATCTGTTGCATCGTTAATTGTACCTGTTGGAGTGCTTGAAAAACCAACTTCAGTAACAATCATAAATTCATCATTAACCTTTAAAATATCAGATGTCGTAATAGATCCGATACCACTTAAAATAAATTGTGTAAGACCAACTCCAATATTATTATTATGTGTAAAACCATCAAAAACTCCTAAAGTATGGGATATTTTTGTAAATGTAACAGGTTGTTGAACTACACCATCTAATCCAATAATAGTTTTTGTCAATTGTTTAGTCATTGACAATTTGTGTAAATTACC